TAAATGTTTTCATTTTTTCCTCTTACTTATACTTATCAGACTTCCTTTTTGTACCATCTGACCTTGGGATTAATCCCTTTGCTTTTAAATGTGCCTTATCAGTAAAACCAGCTTTACCTGCCTTATATCTTTTCATTGCGTCAGCAGTATTAGGTGCTTTTTCTACTTTTAAAGCGTCTTCTTCAAAGTCGTCAATATTTAATTCATTAATAAACTTTTTAAATTTTTTCATTAACTAGTCGCTATATTGAGCGCCTTCTCTTTTTCATCAGGAAGTTTTGTATTCTTCTCTGACATTTTAATAAACTTGTCAACTTGTTGAATTGCACCATGAACAGCATTTAAATTACTTTTCATTTGTATCAATTCCATATCAACTTGTTTGATTCTTTGTTGTAATGCTTCGAAGTCTTTTACTAAAACTTCCCTTTCAGCATTCAAATCATTTGTGTTTATAGACATTATTAAACTCCTCTATTATGATATTGTTACGCCGTTACCACCAATTATATACCATTTTGAATTTTTAAATACACATACTGCTGTTTCGCCTGGAGCGTTTAGTAGAAATGATGTATTTGAAAAATTTGCTGGTGTAATTGTAACTGCATTTGTACCAGATGATGATGTATTAATTATAATTTTAATCTGACCATCTGAACCATCTGCCATAGCACAAGTATGTGTAGCTGATGTTGCGTTAATTTCAGTAATAGCTGAAGTTACATCAACTGCTGTAGTTGAAGAACCGTCTGCTGTGATTGATTGAGAAGTTTGTTTTAAACCTAGAAATGAAGGTATATTATTAAATACATCTTCAGCGGTTACTTTTTTGTTAACTGGTGTATTGCTTGGGTCATCTACTACATGAAACAAATCAACACTAGCTAAATTGTCCCCTAAATCCGTTAGGGCGGTTATTTTCTTGTCTGCCATTTTTTTCTCCTGTTAACCCTCATTTGAGGGAATGCTACTCCGTGCATCCACACGGACCACTTATACATTATATTTATAAGGGCGGCCGAAGCCGCCCCTAATTAGTTATTACGATTATGCTGGGTTAGCTAATGCTACCAAACATTCGTATCTAGTTCTCGAACCTTTAATAAACTTTAAGTTCCAACCTTGATGTGAAGCTTTATCTGAGCTCAAATCAGAGGCGTTATAGTTAAACAGACCAACTGTCATACCAGAAATAAACTCATCCGCTGTATTATCTTCAAATAAGTTTGTTCTGTTTGCCGTTGAAGGCGCATTGTTTGTCTGTAATTGCGTTGCAGCCCATAAAGGTGCTGAAGCCGCATTATCAGCGTTTGACCAACTTGACATATTATTCTCTCCCTATTAATTGTTAATGGTACTCAATTTTCTATATAGTACCTATATTTATAAGGGAGATTGATTAGAAGCCTAGTTTTTTCAACTCGGCGATTGTTTGATTAGCAGATTTGAAAGTAATACCAGTACCACCTCTAGCGGTAAACTCTTTAGTATTCTTTTCGTAATCGTCTATTAGTATTGAGGCTGGACTTGCGTAAGTCTGTTTTTGACTTCTCATTACAAGATTAATTCTATTCATTGGTATTCCAGTATTTCTCATAGCCCATTTAGCTTTACCTGGAATGCAATTAGGGTCATTTGCGTGTTCTACATATGCACTTAATATATGAGGTTTATACTTTCTAACATAGTTAAATAGTTTCTTACCCTCTGGTAACCAAGGCATACTAGACCAAAAATCTTTTCTTGCAATGACAGGATCCCACCTTGCCTTTCTATCAAGTTTCATCCACTTACTGATAGGCATTTTGATGGTATCTTCTAGTTGTTTTTCAAAGTTAACTAGAACACCGTCCATGTCCAAATATAGTCTAGGTAAGTTTTTCATAGTGTAATCCTTTATTATGGTTATATACTATCATATACCTAGCCATTTGGCAACAGCTTTTTTTGATTATTTTTTGAAGCCTGGTATAGACTATTTGTTGTAGTCAACTTTAGGTTCTGTTTCAACCTTTGTTTGTTTACTACCGACTAGAGTTTTACCTTTTTTCTCGTCTTTTTCAGAATCAGCGTCATTATCAGGTGCTACATCTTGAGCTTTCATATACTTTGAGTTCTTTTTCATTTCTTCTAACTCATCAGCAGCCATTTTCCAGATTGTTCTTTCTAAAGACTCTTTATTCATTTTCATAGGTTCTTTTTCACCTGCTTTAGGGTCTTTACTTTTTGCTTTTTTATAATCGTGCATTTGGTCTACATCTGGACCTGCTGGTACATCTGCTTCAGTTTTCATTGCTTTGTCTAACATCTTAGCCTGAGCAGCGTGTTTATCACTTGCACCTTTTAACATATCTTTGACTTTCTTCACAACTTTTTCATCATCTTTATTTAAGTCTTCACTTTTTGCTTTATATTTTTTATCTATTTTATTAAAAAAGTCTTTCTTTTCCTGGTCAGACATTGCACCAATGCCTTTGCCAGCTTTGTCTAGTTCTTTTTTAAACATATCTTGGTAGGCGTTATCTTTGATATGCTTTTGCATTTCTTTGATAGACGCTTCTATACTACCATCTTTTGATTTTAAGTATGACATTATTTGCTCCCTCTTACTTTAGCAGCTAAATCTTTATCAGCGCCACCCCATGTTCCTGAGGATTTTGTAACGAATGAGTTGACACGAGCAAAAGCCCATTGCTGTTGAGTTGTACCTGGTCTATGACCACCTCTCCAGGCTGCCATGCCTCTATCGTAAACTTTTTTTAATATTGAATACGGCATACCAGACTTTTCGGCTTTCTTTTTTAGACCTGCAATCTGTTCATATACCGCTTTTGCTGGATGTTCTTTCATATTTACCTCTTCTTTGCTCATCTTTAATGGTTTCATTAAAGAATAATATCCTGATTGATTACCATACATTTTTCTAAATGTTTGTGGTTCTTTTTTTGATATAACACCCATAACATACTCTCTAGGTGCCGTTTCAGCGTCATATATATGTTTGCCTAACGCCTTATAATCTTTTTTTCTTAATAGCTCTGCTGATTTTTTATACATATTATAATCCATACCATCTCTAGGACCAGTATTTTTTTGTATTTCATTAGCAGCGGCACTTTCTTCTATGCCTAATTTTTTCTTTACTATATTAGTCGCTGTTGCATATCTAACAGCGTCACCTTTTTCTTTACCATAACGGTCTTTAAAATCTTTTTTAGGTAATTCATCTGCCATTTTATGGACTTTTTTAATTTGTGATTTAGATAGGTCTGCCTCTGCAACAACATTAGCACCATAAAAGTTCATTAAGTCTTTTGCAAAGTTATTTAAATCTTTACCTTTACCATCAACTCTTATAATGCCAGCGTTTACTGAAACACCTAATTTTTGTTTGATTAGGTCTGCAATAGCTTTCTTTCGCTTATCCATATCTCTAATCATAACTCTCATTTTTTTAAATTCTTTTATTTCAACTTCTTCTTTAGCTTCTTTTTTTTCACCTCTAATTTCAACATTTACTTGTATATAATCTTCTTCACTTTCTACATCTACATAAATGTCTTTCTCATCAATACCTTTGTCTTTAAAATATTGTTTAATACTTTTTACATCTCTTTCAGCTTCATAGTCTTGTGATGGTTCATACTCTTTTGTAGCTGTTAAACCGCCTTGACCATCATCTTCAACATCAATCATACCATCTGTAACCATACCCTCTAAATCTTTTTGTGCGTCAAACGGGTCAACTTTAGGTTTTACATCTACTTTAGGATTATCTACAGCTGGGTCATTCTTTGGTGTTTTATCTGCTGGCGCTGGTTCTTCAGCGTCTTTACCTGTTAGTTTGACTAAATTATCACCTTGTGTTTTATGTGTTACTTTACCATCTTTACCATAACGACCAAACTTCATATAATCTAAACCCATACTCTTTGCTTTATCAGAAGCATTTGATTCTTTTAATCTTTCTTTAAATTTTTTAACATCTTCTTTTTTCTTAATTTCTTCTTTTTCTTTTCTGTCATCTTCAGCAGCTTTATCTTTTGCCATTTTATCTTTTAGATGTTTATATGCAACACCAACTTGAAGTAATGGCTCACCTGTTTCTGGATTTACCAGTTTTTCAGTTTCTTTCTTTTGAGTTTTTGCTTTTTCTGTTTCTGCTTTTTGTTTAAGCATAG